ATATTGTAAAATTACGTTTAATTAAGTAATTTTTAAGATAGTTTATGATATTATACTATTATAAATAAAGAGAGATATAACGCTCTAAAGATTAAATCTAAGAATTAAACTTAATTCAGATAGATTTAAGCTTGATTGTGTTATAATCTCTTTATAAATAAAACAAAACATCACAAGGAGAAACAGATGAAAAAGTCTGAAGTTTTTGAGAGGGTTCAAGCTATATGCGAAGCCCATAATCTACCAGCCGAAGTTGTAGCTCAACTAAATGAGTTACTAGAACCTAAAAATGCAGGTCGTTCATTTAACTGGGACGATATAGTTCGCAAAGATGAAAATGGTAACGTTGTAGAAATGCAATGTTCGTTATCAGGTGTTTGGTTGCCAGCAGATAGCCTACACTTCTATGCAAGCCGCGATGGTAAAGGTGTAGTTGGCACTGATGGTGTTCTTTTACAAAAAGTTTCAAAACAAGGCGAAAATGCTCGCAAAGCATACCAAAAAGCATATAACGCTTCTAAGAACGCGTTGATGGACGACGTTTTAAATGGCGTTATCTCTAACGAGGAAGCTAAGGCTAAACTAGAGGAGCTAAACGCTAGTGGCCCAGATTACAGCGTAGTTAAGCCTTTGACTGGCGAAGCTAGCACTGAAACAGAAGCTGAAGTTGAAGCACCTAAAAAAGGTAAAAAAGGCAAGAAAGCCACTGCTGACGTAGAGCCAAGTGCATACTAAGAAACGAGCCCACTAAATGTGGGTTCTTTAAACTCTGCTTCATTGTGTTGTAGCAGGGCTTAAAGAGCCTATCAGTGTCGGAGGGTTTTTATTCTCAATTCTTACCGCCAACAGTTTATCCAGAAGCTCCCTAGCATAAGCTAGGTAGCTACAATTTAGGCATTGATTGTAGCTTCCTAGCCTATGTTGTGTAATATAGGCAAGAGAGAATTTTTCATTTTCTCCTAGAGAAGTTCGGCCTGCTTAGTAGTAAGTAAAGACCCACTAGTAATTGTAAGTCCTCGTCGGGCAGATGAAAGTGCATACTGAACACGAACGGCACGCCGTTATTAGTCTCCCAAATGGGTTTAACACAATGTAAAACATTTCACGCAAGGAGCGTAATATGACGAAAGTCAAAACACTACTAGGCACCCTAAAATACGTCTTTATTGACGGAGAGGGTAGAAACACAGCAATGCAAGGCGAAGCAGACCGCTTCAGATATGTAGTTAGCTACGTTGTCCCTAAAGACAGCGAAGCCCACAAACATCTTAAAAAGCTTATCGACGAGGAGTGGGAAGCTTATAAGAAGCAGTTTGGTATTAAAGGGCAGCCAAAAACTAACGGCATTAAAGAGGAGATGATGAAAGACCCGAAAGGGACCATCGACCCAGAAACTGAGGACGTTAAGCGTATCCCTACAGGTAATATCATAGCTACATTTAGCACTAACACTAAATGGCCTGATGGCAAAGACCAGGTTATTAAAGTATATGATAGAAAAGGTGCAAACATTACCGAGGCAGTCCATTCAGCAGAGTGGAAAATTGGTAATGATAGCCAAGGCATTGTGTTTGGTTCAGCCCACGCAAATAATATAGGCGGCACACATAAGGTTAGCTTATATTTAACAGGGCTACAAATAGCCAAGTTAGTTAAATACGAGGGCAGTGAGTGTGATGCGGACGAAATCGAGGGAGATGATATTGACCTCGGCGATGACGCTACGCCAGCACTTTAGTAGTTTGGGAGCTGAAATAGCTCCCTTTTATTTTGATTGAAATATTAACTTTAATTTAACTTAATAGGAGTTGAGATGACAGCAGTTTTAACATTTTGTTGTGTAGCGTTATTAGTTTTAATCGGCTATATAAGCGTTAATATAACTGGCGAGCTACAAGCACGTAATAAGAAGCTAAATATCAATAAAAAATATTTATTAGCTTTAGTATTTATCGGGGTTAGTTTAATATTCTATTTAGTGGTATTTATTTTACCACCATACATATTTGACATTATATTTTAAAGGATATATTATGAAATTAGCAAAAGTGTTTTTTGAAAATAGTTTAAAAGTTTGGAGTAAAGAAGAGGCATTAAAGAAAGATAAAAAACTATACTGCTTTTTAGTTGATGATGTGGATTATGCACAAGAGGGAGATACTTGGGCAGCTTGGACACAAAATGGGCTACAAATAGTTAAAGTAGTTGAGGTTGTAGAGTATGATGAGCTGGACGAGGAGCATACTAAAGCAACTCAATACCTTGTCGATAAAGTTGTTTGTGCTAAAGAAAGGGAAAGACAACACGCTAGGCTTAGAAAGGGTTTATTAGAGCAAAAACTAAAAGAGCGTGCCGCTAAAGTTATAGAGATGGAGAAATACCGAGAGTTAGCTAAAAATGATAAAACCTTAGCTAAAGTGGTTAAAGAATATGACGAGCTAGAAACTAAGTTAGGTAAATAAAATGGTAGAAGTTAAATATAGAATACCTAAATCGCTAAACGATTTTAGTTTTAATCCTAGTGAGCCAGTGTTTGCCGATATAGAAACCGAAAAGCTATATATCGGCACTCGCTTGGTGCAGTTATACCAGCCTGGGCAGAACGATGACGAGGTTATAATCTTAGATACTGATATAATCCCAGAAGCTGATATTAAAGCATTTATCAAGCCTATGTGGACGGTATGGTTTAACGCTAGCTATGACTTCGGGACTTTAAATATGACCACAGATAAGTTTGACGATATTTTCTACTTAGCTAGATTAGGCTTCCCGTTCTTTAAAGAGTATAACCTAGATAAAGTTATAGAAAATCTTGGCTTTGCTGGGTTATATGACGGCTTGGATAAAAAGAAACTACAGAAAGCAGGCTTTGTTAAGGGAGCATATCTATCGGCGTCCCAGCTAAAATATTCGGCGACTGACGTTGTGGCCCTTAGTTTATTGTGGCAAAATGAAACTATCCAGAAGTGGAGAAACTCTATAGCTTACCAGGTTGATATTCTAAGCCTTAAATATGCCATAGTTTATCAACAGAACGGCATTATGGTAGATTTACCACTAAGGGCTAAATACGAAAAAGAAGTTGATGAGGATATAGTCCGCTTAACTAAGGAGCTGCCTGAAGGGTTTAACGTTAATAGCCCTAAACAGGTCAAAGCGTATCTAGGCACTGAAAGCAGTGATTACGATACATTAGTTAATTACAGCGTAAGCGATAAGCCGTTAGCAGAGAAAGCCCACACGATAATTTATATGCGTAAAGCGTTGAAAGAAAAAGGGTATTTACAAAGCATAAATCATCAATATATGCTTACACGCTTTAACGTTGCAGGAGCTATTACTGGGCGATTTACTTCTAGCGGTGGAGATTTACCTAACGGGTTTAACTCACAGCAGATACCAAGACGCTTACAGCCGTTATTTAAGCCTGAAACAGAGGACACTAAGGTTGTAGGTCTTGACTATTCTACCCTTGAGCTAAGAATTGCGGCGAGTGTGTTTGCAGAGCCAGTTATGTATCAAGAATTACTTAATGGCGAGGACTTACACACAAATATGGCGGCACTAGCTACAGGTAAGAAAGTCCATCCAGATGGTCCATTAGGTGATGACTATGACGCACTATTTACTGGTGATAAAACAAAAGGTGAATACGTAACTAAAAAGGATAGAACACTAGCCAAAGCTCTTAATTTCGGTTATATTTACGGAATGAGTGCAAAGACTTATCAAAACTATAGTTTAACTCGCTATGCTCTTAAAATATCGCTTGATGAAGCTACAAAGCTACGTAATCTATATTTCGGTAAGTATAAAGCGATTAAAAAATATCACGATGAAGTGTGGAAAAATGTTGGCAAAGCTAACTATATTTACACAACGGCATTAGGTCGTAGGGTCCACCCTAAGATAGGCACTGACGCTATTAACGGGCCAATTCAGGGTTCGGGTAGTGAAACTACAAAACTAGCAGTGCATTATCTTTGTAAAGAATACCCAGAAGCATTGAAGCTGATTTTTAACGTGGTCCACGATGCGATTTATCTAAGAGTGCCTAAAGCTGACTATGATTTATGGCACGAGCGTGTAAGTAAAGCTATGGTTAAGGGTTGGGAGGAGATTTGCAAAACTTCAATCTTTAAATACAAAGATATCCCAATGCCTATAGGTGATTAATAATTAGACGGGTCTTTAAGGCTCGTTTAATTATTAAGAAAATATTAAGTTTAGTTTAATTGAAAATTAAGTTAAGTTTAGTTATAATATTCGTATAAATAAAGAGAGATATAAACTCATTTAAGAAAGGAGAAATCAAATGGAATTTGATGACGGCGAGCTAGTGGATATTGAACTAGCTCAAAATGGCGATGTAGCCGCACCTAAAAATGGTAAGATAGCGTTGATTGACGCGGACACCGTTGTATTTGGTAGCGTAACTAAACACCAAGAGGTTATAGAATTGTTGCCGAGGGAGATGTATTCAGACGAGGAGTGGGCAAACATTAGCTCAATGAAAACTTATGACCCTGAAGCTGGGACCATAGCTATATGTAATATGGATAATGCTTACCAATCTACACTAGAGAAGTTGCAAGGTATTCTTGACGCTACTGGGTGCAAAGATTGGGAGCTACATTTTACTATAGGTAGAGGGAGTTTTAGATATACTAAAATTGACCCTATGTATAAAGCAAACCGCTTGGAGATGAAAAGCCCTGATGGTCTTAGTGAGCTAAAAGTTAAAATGGCTGAAACGTTCCCAGATAAAGCTTTTATCCATTATGACTTCGAGGCTGATGATGCAGTTATAGCTAAGAAAAAAGCCCAGCCTGATAAGTATATACTTTGTGCGGTAGATAAAGACGTGCTTTATACTTTACCAGGCAGGCACTTTAACTATTACAGCAGGGCTGCAACTACAACTAAGGCTGGTAATAACCTTGACGAAATAAAGATGACTTTTTTCGATGTAGAACCTGAGCAGGCTATGAAGCATCACTATAAGCAGTGCTTAACTGGGGACACAGGCGACAATGTTATTGGCTTAGCTAAAGTGGGCCCTAAAACAGCCGATAAAATCTTAGCTGGGGCTAGTTCTGCGGCTGAGTGCTGGGAGCGTGTAGTTAATGAATACGAAGCTAGAGGGCGTGATGTATTCGATGCGATTAAAAATATGAGGTTGGTCAGTATGCACCAGATTAGCTACGACCCTGAAACAGATAGTTATAGCCTAGAGCTATGGCGTCCAGAAATTAATAAAGGAGAAAACGATGAGTAATGTAAATGAAACGCTAAAGGAGCGTGGTAAAGTGTATGGCGACTATAAAGGTGGTTCTGAGTTTAGAGCTAATGTTATGGAACTAATTGTGGATAGGTATGCAAAAGTTAATCACGGTGGTATGCCTGCTATTCATATGGTATATGTGTATGATATAGTTAATAAACTATCCCGCTTAGCTGTAACTCCATATCATATAGATACTTGGCACGATATTGCAGGGTATGCTACGCTAGTAGAGAAAGCCCTTAGAAAGGCTGAAAAGCAGGAGCAAGACCAAGAAGCAGCCCAAGAAGCTGATGCAGATGATGTGTATATTAAAGAGTTTATGGACTTTGTGTCTGCTTTAACTGGAGAGGATAGCGATATAACCCAACTAGCTAAAGAAGCTTACGATGAATATAAAAAGGAGAAAGAAAATGAGCAGAGTAAAAACTAAATTTGGTAGGTCTGTTAAAACAGCCTACTTAAATCAAATAACCAACATAACGGTTGATTTAGTATCTGCACCAAGCTGGGAGGAGCTTTGTAACTATCTACCAGAATTTACAACAGCTACTTGGAGGGATAAAGCAGATGATAATAGGGATATAGATAACCGCGAGGAGATAGTTAAATCTATATTCAAAGGCGAGATGTTACCAACAGCGTTAGAAACTATAAGAGTTACGTTTCTGGTAGATGGCTTGGATTTAATTGACGTTACACACCTTATAAGGCATAGAACCCTTAGCTTCAGTGCCCAATGCACAGCTGATAGGGATATGCGTAAAGATGATTGTATGGTAAAGCCGAGCATTTTAGTAAATGATAAGTTTATGAATAGGTATATGGAGATAGTTGATGCAGCCAAGAAACTATATGCTGATATGGTGGATAGTAAAGAGGTATCTATTTTTGACGCCAGAACAATTTTACCAAGAAGTCTAAGTAATTTCTATTACGTTAGCGGTAGCTTAAAAGATATAATCGCATTTATAAAGACCCGTAAAGATGAAGCGATACAGCCTGAAAGTGATAATATTATAGCTATACTTATGTGGCTAAAATTAGTTAGGCAATATCCAGCTTTACAAGAGTGTATAAATATGGATATAGGTGGTCGCGATGAATTCTTTTGCAAAACCGCGTTAAGTGGGCATAACTCTTTAGCTTACTTACCTAAGTCAGAAAACGAAGTCCCTGGATTAAAGCCTGAAGACTGCATTTATCAAAAGCGTAGGGCTGATTTCCCTGGCGGGCATTATTACGAAAGGCGTAAAAGCGATATTAAGAAAATATTGAGAGGGCTAAGAAATGGCGACAATATTTGATTATGAGATATACATAGCTGGTGGTTGGTTTTCTCCTGAACAGGAGAAAGCCTTAGATGAACTAGAGGGTTTTATTAAAAAACATTTTAAACATTATTTTAGCCCTAGAGAGCATAATAATGCAAAGGGTCAAAAGTTAGAGGATATATTTCAGAAAAATATCCAAGCATTAGATAATGCGGATATTATTATAGCTTCAACTATTGGCAAAGATATGGGCACTTTGTGGGAGTGTGGCTATGCTTATGCTAGAGAGTTACAAGTTATTTATTACGCTCCTGGGATAGAGAAAGTCAATTTAATGTTGGCTAAGAGCGGTAGAGTGGCTCAAAGTCTTAAAGAGCTATGGGATATTTTAATAGATATGGATAATGTTGGCTATATAGCAGATAAGGATATAGAATGAACGAAGGTTTTACTATACCACAAAAGGTATATAATTTAAAATTTATTCAGCGTTACTCAATAACGCCAAGAATAACTAACGAAACGGTGGCTGAACATAGTTTCTTTGTGGCTACTTATGTTATGGAGTTGTATAAGGATTATAAGTTCGATTTAAACAAAGCAGTTCAGATGGCTATAATCCATGACTTCGCAGAGAGCTTTATAGGTGATATAACATTAAGCACTAAAACAATGTGCCCAGATTTAGTTGAAGCTGTATCTAATGCTGAAAAGGAGGTTATGTTTCAGAACTTCCCTAGTTTTATTTATGAGCTTTATAGAGAATATGAGCAACGCACCAGCGTGGAGAGTTTAATAGTTAAACTGGCAGATACAATGCAGGTTAAACAATATGCAGGCAATGAAATAGAGCTGGGTAATAACTCTATAACAATGCGGAGTATATTTAGCCGTGCGGTTGATGATATAGATTTGTTTGAGCGTAAGCTTGCAGTCTATAAACGTTAAAAATCGTGCAATGCGTGAGCGTAGAGCGATTTAAATTTTTAGTTAATGTAATTCATCAAGTAAAGATTAAAATCGCTTAGCACGCAATGCTATTAAGAAAACTTTAATATTAAATTAAGTTAAAGTTAAGTAAATTTACGTTATAATAAACGTAATTAAAGAGAAAAATTTAATTAAAAACAATTCAAAGGAGCAGAAATGGATAAAGTTATAACTATCCAAAGTTACATTGAAGACCTTGAAAACCAGGGTATGACAGGTGTAGAAATCTCTAAACATTTGAGGGTGTCAGCCTCTATGATTTCTACTTATAAATCAAGTAGATACAATATTAGCCTTAAACAAGCTAAACTTATCTACAAACTTTATGGCGTAACTATTCACCCATACAGTGAAGCAAGCCTTAAAGCAGAACTAAAACTAGACGGGGAGAACGAAAATGCCTAATTTAAATGAACTACAAGCTAAAATAGAGCAATGGGCAGCGGATAGAGGTATCTTAGCTAATTCTAAAGCCAGCACTCAATGCCTTAAACTAATGAGTGAGATGGGCGAACTAGCTGACAATATAGCTAAGGGTAAAGATTGCAGGGACGACATTGGAGATTGCTTCGTGGTCTTAGTTAATATAGCTAAGTTAGTTGGCTCTGATATTACTGAGTGTGCTGAGATAGCCTACAACGATATTAAAGACAGAAAAGGTTTCTTAAATGAAGCTGGGACTTTTATTAAATCCACTGACGCTAATTATGAGAAACTATACCAAAAGTTTTTACAACGCAACGAAGTGCCTAAAATGAAAGCGGAGCTTACAGAAATTGAGCGTATGGAGCTGGATAAAATATTCGATAATCCTACAGAAGCAGATATTGTATCGGCTTGGGAAGCTAAAGGGTATAGAGTGCATAAACGTGATAATGGCTGGTTTTGCAGTAGGGTTCATAATAAGTAGGAGAATACAGATGAAATTTACTAACAAAACACCTGAAGTGAAGTATTATTTTATTTTAGACCCATCTAAAACATCTGGAGTTATTTATTATGAACATTTTGGCGTAAAGAAATTTCAATGGAAGCTAATGTTTGGTAATAGAATATTGCCAGCAAAGGCTGCTGATATAGTAGATTTATGCCAACAAGCTAGTAGTGATAATTTGCCAGTAGAAATGATGGACAATAAAGTTGGCACCGAGATAGATTATATAGCAGTAATGCCAAAGGAGTTGTGATGGTTACTTATGTTGGAGATGTTCAATATGAACACGGGATTAGTGAGGCATTTGATAGCACTAAAGTTGTATTTAAAGAGCTTGAAGGCTTTAATCACAATGGTAATGTTGTAGCTTTACTTAATAATGAAGCCAAAAATAGCAAATTAGCGTTTTGTGTCCTAAATATTTTATTAAATATTATAGACAAGCACAAAATACAAAGACTAGAATTGATGAGCTATTTAGCGGATTGGTTTGATAAAGTCTATTTCGAGGAGGCTTAAAAATGAGTTATGCTGTTTTTACACTATTTAGACCTGGTTCAGATAATATTAAATCTCATAATTTGGTTATAATAGATGAATACGATGAAAATGAAAAATATGTAGGTAAAATACTAGCTAAGGCTTATGAGGATACAGATACTGGTAAATCTATGGGATTTTTAACTCAAGTATTAGCATCTATATTAAACGATTATGAGGTGCCTGCTGATAGTTTAGTATCTAGGTTAAAAGAGTGGTTTGATGAAGTTACTTATAACAAGGTCGAGCAATGAGTAAGGTTAAGTATGGAGTTGAATTAATAAACTCAATGTTTAGCGAAAAGACAACCGCTGTAATCCGTGCTTCGGTCGATAGTATTGAAATCGGAGCTATTATTATAAAGCTAGATTATAACGAAATGAATAATCAAGCATTTTATAACGCTTTAAAATCGTTAGCGTTATGTGCTGAAATATGTAATATAACTCTAGTAACATTAAGTGAAATTATAGCTACGCATTTCGGACACGAGAAAATAAAACTTTGCTTAGGACAGGAGAATAATAATGAGAAATAATTACCAATATGAACTAATTACTGGTCGAGGGTTATTTAAAAATGATAACTATGTTAATATAAAGAAGTTTTATCAAGGTGTAGGAGATAGACAATGGGGTTATATACGCGTCGGAGATTTACCTATTGAAGACGAAAAATTTGAGGACGCTATGCGTGTTTTGTTTTGCGTGTTTAATGATTATAGCCTAGTTAAACCTTCAGAAGTATTGGAGCTTATGAGACAGATGACCCTAGCTAGAGAAATAAACAGAGGAGGATTTGACGATGCCAATGATTGAGCAATGTAAGGGAAAAGATATAGCTAATGTGGCACCAAGCAAGTTAGCACCAAATAAATGGATAGCTACAACTAAATACGATGGTAACTATGTTCAAATACATAAGTTTAATGGAGAAGTTCAGTTCTGGACTTCTGGCGGTAAGCAGTTCTATATCCCAGAAATAGCGGATTATCTTTGCGAAAATAATCCCGATGATTTTATTATAGAGTGCGAATATATAGCCGACACTGATGGCAAACTAGGTAGCCGTGTTAGATGTAGCACTGGTAATCTAAGGAGTAATTTTGAGAAAAATATACCTTGCGTTGGAACTTATAAGTTTATGGTATTTGATATCCTACACTTTAACGGCTCTGTTATGGATTGGGCTTACAGCGATAGAATAAGACTTATGGACGAGGAGCTAGAATTACCAAGAGGTATGACCACTGCTAGTGTTATCGGTTGGGACTTAACTATCGAGCAAGCTAAAGAATTAGCCCATTCAGTAGTTAAGAACGGCTTTGAGGGTATTTACTGCAAGCAGATGAACCACACTTATGAGCCTGGGAAGCGGTTAAATACAGCTATAAAAATAAAGTTTAGACCTACAGCCGACCTGCATTGTATAGATGTTACAGAAGGCACAGGTAAGTATTCAGGTATGATAGGTAGCCTAGTTTTAAAAGACAGAAGTGGTAGAGTTGTTCAAGTTGGTAGCGGTTTAAGCGATTATGAGCGTATGCAAAATCCTGATTATTTTATAGGTAAAGTTATCGAGGTAGAATACGAACAGCTTTTAGCTACATATATCCAGCCTACATTTGTATGTGTTAGGGACGATAAAACTATCGAGGATATAGACTAATGAAAGAGCAGGATATCCAACGCAAGATAATTAAATATCTTGAAAGTGTAGGTGCTTATGTTGTCAAGGTAGTAGCCAGTAATAAATCTGGCACTCCTGATATATTAGCTTGCTATCGTGGTATTTTCTTGGCGATAGAAGTAAAAAGACCTGAAACTAAAACTAACGTTTCAGAATTGCAAGAATATAACATAAAGAAAATTAAAGAGGCTGGTGGTGTAGCAATAGTTAGCTGGGATTTAGATGCAGTTAAAGCTACAATAGAGGATATTAATTCTAATCTAATGGTTATAGGAGGATTAAAATGACACAATTAATAATTTCAATTCTAATAGGTTGGCTATAATGTTACACATATTAGGTATAGTTTTTATGGTATGTATAGCATTAGTAGTTATAGATGTTATTTTCGCCATAATAGAAAGTTTGTTTGACCTATGAGTAACGGAACTATTAGTGGTGGAGAAATCAAGGACGTAATAATTATAGCTTACGTCCTTGGACTTCTTGAAATGGATAAAGAAGGCGGCACTTTTCTATCAGAGCAGGACACAGCCACATTAGCTAAGATAGAAACTGAAATAAGGGCTTTATTGCCCATATATACGTGCGTTAAATCCAAGATTATGAAAAAGTTGGAGAAGGTTAGCTATACGATAGCTTTTTCGACTAGCAATTATGAGGTAGAATTATCAGTTCTAGGGCTTAATATGCTATACCTCAACTTCGCACGTAATGAAAGAAGAGGGAGACCTTTATCTAAAACTCTTACAAACTTTTGGGATAAAATAGAAAAAGATTGTATGGATTTAATAAATAAGCATTTCGATGGAGATGAGGATATAGCTACAGATAGCTATAATTTTTGCATCGAATTATTGGAGAAATTATGAAACCTTATAAACACCAAATTGATAAAGCAGAGGAGTGCTGGGATATACTTAAACAAGTTGGATATGTATATCTAGCTGGTAAGCCACGTAGTGGTAAAACTTTAACATCGCTACTTATAGCTGAGAAAAGCCAAAAAGTTAATAATGTTTTAGTTATAACTAAAAAGGCGGCGATTTCTGGGTGGGATAAGTTCTTAGTAGATAAAGAGCTTGGATTAACTAAGAAATACCACGTCATAAATTACGAGCAGTTAGGTAAAATGCAAGCAGGTAGATTTTATCTAAAGGTAAATCCTAGCGATTACCAACTAGCTATAATAGACGAGAGCCATAACTTAGGGACTTTAGGTAAGCCATCACAAAGAACTAAAGTTATAAGAAAAGTGTGCTGGGATTTACCACATATACATCTAAGCGGGACAGCTATAGTTGAAAGCCCTAACACTATCTATCATCAAATGGCTATATCTAAATTTAACCCGTTTAAGTTCTCTAACTTTTACGATTTCTTTAGATTTTACGGGATACCATATTATATCAAAGTTAATGGTAGAGAAATAGCTCAATATGATAGGTGCGATACCAAGCGTTTAATGAAAGAGATAAATGCCTTTACGGTATATATGACCCAAGAGGACGCAGGCATTTCAAGCGAAGTTCAAAGCGTTGATAAATTGCATTATGTTGAGCTTGATAGTTATACACGAGATTTTTATAATCGACTGCAAAACGTTAAAGTAATAAGTGATTTTAGCTATTATAACGGAGCTAATAGCGGACTAGATATTGTATGCGATAGCACGATGAAATTACGCACGAGCTTACATATGGTAGAGAGTGGTATTTTAAAAATAGGTGATGATTATATAGAGCTGGGTAATACTGAAAAAATCGACTATATAAAGAAAACTTTTGGTGATACTAAAGATGTAGGTATTATGTGCCACTTTATAGGCGAGCGTAATCTATTAAAGAAACATTTTAAAAATGCACGCATTTATAGCTCAAACGCACACGCTGAGGGTGTAGATTTATCCGATTTAAAGCATTTCATAATCTTAAGCTCGGATTACAGCGGAGCTAAGTTTATACAAAGACGTGATAGAATAGTTAATATAAACGGCTCTAATACTAATTTAGTTAATCATATTCTAGTTAAAAAAGCTATAAGTGAGCAAGTGTATAATAAAGTAAGCAAGAAAGAGGACTTTAATAATTCTACCTACATAAAGCAGGAGATTTAACTCCTGCTACTCCGATAGTTTCCTATAATTAGCCTGCGTATCTGCATTTTTACCTATTCTACTCTCAACCCTTAAACGGTCTTTGTATAGTATAGCGTGAGCGTCCTCGCTATTTTCTAACCTTTGCTCTAGTAATTCCAGCTCATCTCCAGTTACACCTTTTGCTTGGGCTTTCTTTAGAGCTAATCTATTAGCTAAAACTTGGGTATTAGCTTTATTTACTTGTAGATTAATCCTCTCTAATTCTCGACTTAGGTTTTCACCTTCTATCTTAGCTTTAGCTAAGTCTTGGCGAGCTATACCTTTTTCTATTGGGCTAAGTTCTGACTTATCTATTTTAAACATTTCAGCCTCGAACTTTGTTCTAATCTCCTCAGGTATTTTATAATCTGTGGTTATTTTAGATAAGGCTTCATACATTGTTTTAGAGTTTTTAAGGTATTTAGTAACTTTAGCTTGCACTTTGTTATTTAATCCATATTCACCCCATCTAATAACTGCTTGCTGGGCATATGTGCTAGCTAATCCAAGAAGTCCCATAACACTTCTCCACCTATCTGAACCCTTAGAACCTATGAACATTTTATCATTTTTATATTTATTGGCATACTCCTCGGCTAATTTAGCAGTAGCTCTGGCTTGCTCTGTTTTAATGCCCGACTCCTCTAGGTCTTTCATATACTTTTTATAATCCATAAGACCGTGACTATCTATGTTTTTATTTACAATCTCCGCTAATTCTTTATTCTTAACAGCTGTTGCGTAATCAAGATTAGCTTTATTAAATGCGTTTTTAACCGCTTCTGGGACTTCTGATGTCTTTATGGTATTATCTATAGCGTCCTTAACTTCATTTAGTTTTATCTTATCAGCTCCATCTGCATCTCGCATTAAGGCATTTACTTTTTTACGCACTTCTAAAACATCAGCTAGTTGGACATCCTCACCATTCGTTGTCCATTGCTTACGTATAGCATTTAATTCGTTAATTGCCGGGCTTGACGACTTACCCTCAACATCATTAATAAATCTTATACCTTTAAATGTTTCCGTCATATTAATAGGTAAATCATAAGTTTTTATTAGATTGGATATTTCATCGAAATTTTTACCTGCTACTGCTAAATGCTCGTCTGCGTTTAAAGTATTACCAACCTTAGCTATATCGTTAGCTCTCTCCCTAGCTAGTATATTTAATTTGTTTGATAAATTATCCGAATAAACCGCTTGTTTCATAACACCCTTACCAGTATCTCCTAGTGCCATCGCTGCTCTATATGCCTGCTCATTTTTAGGGACATCTTTTAATATATCCGCTGCTTGTTCTGGAGTTAGTTTCTTAGATAACATCCAGTTAAATACATCTTTATCCATACCTTCAGGTATAGCATTTTCGCCTAATTTAGCAGCTAATCTATTAATTGCAAATGTGCCCATAGCTCCTACAGCACCACCTACTGCCGCATCCACATACATACTATCTGTAATAGGGCCTTTATGATTAGGGTCTAACGCATTTTCTTTTACACCCATCATCGCTCCTAATGTAGCCTCTAAAGCTATGGCTGACTTGTAGCTTCTCATAAGTGGTATAGATGTAAGAAGTATATTTTCTACCGCGTCAGCATTTCCATATTTACCGAGGGTATCGTGGCGTTCGTCATATTTCTTTATATTGGCTTGTATAGTTTTAATATCCTCTTTAATCTCTTTTGAGTGGTCATTAACTAACCCAGTCTTAGATAGTAAGTTATTAACTATGGCAGCTGTTGGCATACCTATATTAGCTTGGTAAATATTAGCTACATATTTAGCTGTAGCTGGTAAATCCATAGCTACATCTGCCACACCAGATATACCATCACTAACAAATTTAACTGGGTCATTAGAAAATTTCTTAACAGGGTAAGCAAACACATCACTAACACCAGCTACAAAATCCCTAGCACTTTCAAAGAACGTTTTTTCTTTCTTAGATTGTGGAGCATTAGGGTCTTTATATCCACCTGGTGGAGGCGGTGCTTCCGTCATACCATCTAAATTAACTTCAGGTTTAGTGGTAGCAGGTGTTTGTTGCACTTTAGTATCATTAGCTATTAAGTTATCTAGCCAACCTAATTGACTATCATTACTTTTAGGAGCTGCAACCTCGTTATTTGTAGGAGCTGCTGGTTTAGTTACAGCTGGCTGAGCTATAGCAGGAGTAGCTTCATTAGCTCCTGCTATATTAGTATCTTTTACCGCTGGTTTATCGTTAGCTATTAAGTTATCTAGCCAAGCTAAATTATCTGCCATTATTTATCCTTATTCTTGTGGTCTATTGTAGCCGTCTGGAGCGGCGTCATTGCTCATACCTATAGCTGACATTATAGAACCCATATCACCTGCTCCTACATCAGCACCGCCGTTAGCATCTCGTGGGTCCCTAGTTTCAGCTCCAGCAAGTTTGCTAGCCACTTGCTCAAATATATCAGCTATATACTCGCTATTGCGGGTTTTCATTGCACGCATACTTAAAGCTACTACTTTACCATAACTAGCTGGGTCGGTATTCATCAAGAAATTACCTGCTTGTCCTGATAATAGCTGGTCAAGCTGTAGTTTTTCTATATCGTCCGTTTCATTATAGTTAGCTGTGGTTATTTCAATATCATACTCCAAAAACTCGATTTGAGTTTCTTTCTCTATCCAAGGGATAATAGTAGCATTGCCGTGGTCATCGTAGGTTATATCCTTAATAACTATTTCTTCTTTGCCAGTCTCCTCATTAGGCATTAAGAAAGGCTTATTTAGCTCTATAAACCTATCTCCCGATCTTTGGTCAGCTATTCTTATCATCTTATAAGCTCTATAAAATAATTTAGCGAAATCTAGGATATTTATACCTATGCACTCATACATATACTCAATGTTAGATGTAATGTAATTTAAGGCACTTGCGGTCATATTTTGTTGTAGCTTAATTTGACGACCAGAAGCTGATGAACCCATCATACCTAAGAAGCTATCGTTTAGATTTAGTATAGTTTTAATCCTTTGTAGCGACCTATCTATAATAGTATATTGAGCTATTACATCGCCATTTAGATTATCTATCTTAACTCCGTGAATATCTTTCATAGGTATAATTGCATTAACCCTATTAAATACTTTAGTAAATTCCTCGACACTATCAACTGCCGTTTTGTTGATATAAACCTTATTTACGTTTGCTAATAGTTGTATTTGAATTAAGGCTTGGTTAATAGCTTTTTGACTTTCAAGAACTTCTCTAAATATGCCGTAAAAGCCTTTTTCATCACGCTCAAGATAAATAGGCATAATAGGAAATTTTTGTAGGTGGGTTACTTCTGTTTTCTCCAGTAGTGTATCTCCACTCCAAACTAGCTCCCAAATCTTGCCGTCTTCTTTTAGGTAGCTAGTTATAACTAAATAGCTATCGTTCATCTTGTATTTGTAGGCTTTACCACTATCTGGATTATCTATACCTATAAATCCTACAGACTTGTTAATCTCCTCACTTTTACCTGGCCAAGTATCATCTATATCTTGGGCAGATATCCATCTATATTTGTGGATATATCTAGCATCGGAATAATCCTCCTCACGAGATTTAGGGTCTGGGATAACTTCGTCCCAAGGTAGATAACGTAGTTTAATTTGGACGTCTTTAGTTCCAAATTCATCTTTCTTACCAGTATCCTCAACTCTTATCTCAAATGCACAAATACCAGCTAGTAATAGGTCATCTATTAACCTAGTTTTCATACGATTAAATTTGGATATTCTTAGTGTGTATTGAACTATATCTTGCCCAACTGAAGCTATGTTTATATCCTCAATACCTACAGGCTTAACGTTTATGTTAGATATTGTAGAAGCTAAATAACCGCTAATAACACGCTTATATGATTTTATAATGTTAAACGTTTCTGCTGGCTGTTTCCTATTAACTAATGTATTAAGCTGTTTTATAGTATAGTGTTGGTTATGGTTAAAAGCTATAATCTCCTTAGCTTCCTCTCTACACTCACTATGCCAATTAGTGGCGTATTCAAAATACTCCCTAGCTTTTTCTAATAATTTCTCGCTCATAAAGAACCGTCCTTCCTAGCTATAGATATCCACTCTTTTTGCCCTGTAGTAAGGCTTTCATACCATTTTCTTTGCTCTTCAGGAGAAGCTTCTGCCATTTCTCTAGCTGTGTTAAATAGAACAGCTTTATCTATGGAGGTTGAATAGGCAGCTGTTTGTTTTCCGTGTTGTTTTATATTTACATCTACATAACGTTTTGCTATATCTGTTCCTAGTATAGACATATTTTTACTGTATGTAGAGTCCCATCCTTTATACATACCTTTAATACTGGCTAATCCGTTCTCTATAGTCTTACCATTTCTTATTGCAGCTAAAGCTTCTCCTAATTGCATATTTAATTCGCGTTCAGAAAAGGCCGCACCTGATTTAGCTTTAATAGCGTCGGTAGCTATTTGGTTAGCTACTGCTTCCAAAAATGCCATTTGATTTGTAGTATCTACAGTAACAAAATCATTTTTTATTCCAAAGTATTGGTTTATTTGTTTAACGGCTGCCTCATCTAAGGTTATATTACCACTCTTATCTTTATATCTTTCTATCATATTACCTAACTCACGCCAGCGATAAGATATAGTTCCTGCTACTAAGGCATCATTTACAGCCGTTTGCCTAGCTTGTGTAGGAGCTATAAATTGTTTATACCTAGCACTATCAGAAGTTATCCTAGATAAAAATTGATTATCGTCTTTTATATCTATGGTTTGTTTCTCCCATTCAGCGTCAGCTTTTTTCTCCTCTGCTTTTATTTGTGCTTGAGATTTATATCCATTTCCTTGTTCTAATAAATCAAGTTTTCGGTTTTCTATTTGAGCCCTAGACATGGCTTCAAATTCATTGGTTCTAGCATTCGATGCGACAGCTCCTGCAGTTATCATCTTAGCGTTAGCTTCCGTATATCCAGTGTTAATTTTCATCGTAGCTTCATCGTTTTTAAGTTTTGCTCCTACTGCTGCTTGATTAGCTACAAACTCAGCCCTTTGTCTTTCTACTTCATTCCTTTCGGATAAAGACCCTAGCTTGTCCATACCAGTAGCTGCATATACCATAGATGGAGGATAACTAATATAACTTCCGTCTTTAAGCCTAAAATTAATTTCATCTTGTTGAGGGTCATATGTAACTCTAGTTACTGGATTATCTACTGTATTTAGAACATTATTAATCCATCGTGAGCCATCTATATTATACACCCATCTCTCATTCATATTCTCCTCACCTTTAAGTATAGCTTCTGATTTACCCCATTTAGCTATTTTGCGAGTATATGTTCCATCCTCATTCTGAGTATAATTTTTAGGGTCAAAACCTTCAGGGAGTTTATCTGGATTAACTACTTCGTCCTCTATAGTTACATTTTTACCTTTTTCATCTTGTAAAGTTTTTATAAAACTAACTAGGTCTTGACGTCCTTTATCAGCTTCCATAGTAGCTAAGGTTTTTTGTATTTCTATATTTTGTAGATATAACTTATTTTTCATCTCCTGCATTTCAAGCTTATCTTTATCCATAATTTGCTGGGTTCTTTGCCTAGCTAATGCTCTTTGTTGGGATAACTCCTCATACTCTCGCTTGTCGTCTAGCCCTCTGTGGTTTTCATATACACCTTGAGCAAAACCGCTACCTAAATTCCACATTGTCTATCCTTTAAAATCCATAGTTATTTGAGCCACCTTGGCTGTCATTAGTTCCAAACATATTAGCACCATTTCTGCCATAGTTATACATTAAAGCACCAAATACATTACCTGCTGATTGTCCCGACATATCTGCTATTCTATTCCAGTTATTTTGCTGGTTAGCCATAGCTCCCATAGATTGTGCATTAGAGTTAGCTAAGGCTTGAGCCGCTATATTACCCTGACCTGAAGCATAACCTAAGAAGCCCATCTGCTCATTACGCACTGACTGCTCTGTTTGTTCTGCTATATTCAACCTATCGTTTATAGCATTTTGCTCCATTTGAGCTAAGGTTTCTTGCTCAATACCTGAACCCATTAACCCACGTTGAGCTATGTTTTGCTGGACTTTATCCTGAGCCATTTTAAACTGCTTGTCATACCTATCTAGGTTACGGTTAGTTCTTTGCTCAGGTGTTAAGTTTGTGTAATAGTCAGCTAAGTTTTTCTCTAAATCTCCGTAAATAGCCCTGCGTTCCGCATCACGCTGGACTGCCGCTTGTTGCTGTTCTCTAGCCATTTCTAGCTGTTGCTTACCAAGCTTATTAGCTTTATGGGCACCGTAGATAGCGGCTCCAGCCTGGGCTAAACCGATACCTGCTCCTATATAATTAAGCCAGCTCATATTTTTTAAGCCTCCATTATTTTAGTTTAATTGTATTATAGCATAAGATACTTTAAAGTTATCTTAAGTTACGGTTATCAAAGATATATCTATAACTATATATCTGACCCTCACCGCTAATCTCAAGATGGATATACAACCCTTCATTGAAATCTACTGGGATACCTATATTAGCTACTGTAGGTTTTTGGACATTATAAGATTGCTCGGTAACTAATGTATCATCAATGAATACTTTTACGTTTAAATTACCTTTTAATACTATATTAACGTAGTTAAATTCTTTTAATATATCCATAGAGGTTCCTATAAATTTAACCGTTTTAACTAACATAGTGCCATATTCTAGGCTATCGTAGGCTTTATACAACTGAGAATTATTTACAAAATATAGTTGGTTGTCCCTTACAGCACCAAATGAATTAGTAATATCCATTTCAGTTATAACTGGATGGTTTAGACCAAAATCCATTTTAACAACCTTAGTGTCTGTAAATACGTAATAAATATCCCCTACTACTATAGCATTGATTATCTTTAAAGTCTCCCCAGGATTTACAAATGAGTATCTACCCTTTGTTAAGTTATTTATAGTAGAACCTATAGATAACATAACATCGCCATCTGATATCCACACAACAGCATTTTTTATATTAGCTATAGAGTTCGTATCAGAACACCCTATAGATTTAGATAAGTTAGAAATTGTATAGCTAACGCTGTCAGTGCCTCCTAATAAATAAGTGCTATATTTAGTAAATATCATAAGACCTAGTGGCGAGCTGGCTAGTCCAGTAATTTGCTCATTAACTGTAACACACTGTAGTTCGTTCCATATGTTAGGACGTCCTGGCTTACTAAAATAAACATAACTGCCCTTATAAGCGAATAAAGTAGCTTTATGCTCGACTAATCCTTTTAATCCAGTAACTTCTTTAATTTCTGTAAAATCTAGGAATTGAGGGCTTGGTATATCCGCTAGGTTATCTATAAATACGTTATTGCCTTTATATGATTGTAAGCTTATAAACTTATACATCGAACTAGATATATCTTTGCGGTATATTTTAAGGCTATATTTTTCATTAGGGTTCTCTACGTATAAATGTATCAATTTACTAAAGTTGAAGCAAGAGTTAGATTTTACTGGCAAGCTCTCCATTCCAGTAGCTTTATCGTATGCAGTTACAGCATAATAAATTTCATCAGTTCCGTTATTATTTACGTTTAATACAGACCCGAAAGCGTCTAGTAAATCTACGTCTATTTCCCATAATTTATCCGCAGCTACTCCATAAGTTATAGACCCTCCAAGTATAATAGCTATTCTATCACCATTATTTGCGGCAGTAGTGCCTTTTAAATGGAAAAATCTTTTACCATCTTTAAGATGTTCTTTTATACCATCACTATAATTCTCTGTTGTAATAGTCGCGGCTATATTAACATATTTAGGGATAGTTCCGTCCTTAGGTTCTTTTTCATTAACCTTCTCTACAGGAGCTACGACTTTAATATTCTGTATCATAGTTTGTATTTGCTCCAATAAACTATCAGCTATACCATTTTTTATTCTAATAGATACACTACCAGAGCTAATAGTAGGTAATTCTATAGCATTTTCTATAGCATTAATACCAGCTTTCTTAGTATTAACTCTATATAATTTACCTGAAACTAATGCAAACGTTTGGTTAGCTACACTAGCAAAACTAACATTATCTCTTAATTGGTATTTAATACCACCTACATATCCATCGTCATCATACAGATAAACAGCATCGTAATTATCTCCTAAGTTTTCAGGAGCCCCGTGTTTATTTGAGCTTTTTATAGTCCCTGTTATAGTAGATACATTTCTCAAATACTGAGCCTCATCAACACTTAATAAATGCCCTTCTCTTACGTTATTCATACCAGTTAGAGTTACCGGCATATCGACTTGAGCCATTGTTGTTCCTTTCATTGGTTGTATATTTGGTTTTAAAAATTCATTCCTGCTAAATATACTATAATCTTTAACAGGCATTAAAGCTTCTGCTGTATTAGCAAAGTTATATTCTCCGTGTAATGGGCTAGTTAAATATAGACCAGGCAAATTCTCTCTAGTTACTCCTATTAGTTCGCTAGAGCCATTAAACATATGTGATGTTAAACTAGAACCACCAGTTAAACTACGTTCAGTATAACCTATTGACAAATTACCACCAAACATATCTGCTAAAGTTCCTAACCCTTCAGCTATATTATTTAAACTACTAAGTGCTACACTAAAAGCTTGTAGGTTTCTTAAAGCAAATGGTGCTACAGATACCAGGTTTAAAGCTGACAAAGCTATACTAGCTACTGTGGATATAAAACTAGCAACCTTAGCTACGCTGTTTATAGTTTTATAATCAGCGTTAAACGCCTCAAAAGCATCTATAGCCATCTCAGTAGCAAAGCCTACTTCTACAGGGCCTTTTCTAGTATTCATTGTGTGCCAATCAGTGGTGAATTTACCTAGAAAAGTATCACGTGTAGTATCAACCCTATTAACATTACCCATACCAAGATTATAATGTGCTTTTTCTATTTTAGTTCCATACCATTCTTTTGTTTCGGTTATAGTAGTATAATCATAGCCAGGGACTGTGCTTTTACGAGTGGTAAATTTTTCTACAACTTTACTATAATCTAGCTGGCCTTTATCATTTATAGCATAGCTATTAAATGTTTCTCCTACACCAAAAGTGGCTGGAGAACCTTTAGCCATTTGCTCGAAAACACCAGTTGCCTCATAAGACCCGTCCCACTGCCTTTCCATTTTACCTAGTGTTCTACCAGTTACATTATTAACTATAGACCATTCACCTGTCCTTGGAGTATATTGCATAGATAAGGCAGGGTTTCCAGCAAATGCATATCTGTTGTTTGACCCTTTATCGTAACTAGAATATCTACTACCTAGGCTGCCCATATCTACATAGCCTGCAGGACCTGCTCGGCCTACACTAGGACCGACAATTTTAAATCTATCACTTAGACCTCCAGTATTACCTCTAGTATTACCTCTAGTATTACCTCCAAAAGCAGCTCCAAGAGCAGCTCCAAGGGCTCCAAGGGCTCCTCCAAGGGCTCTAGAGTTTATACTTCCTTTAGAGTGGTTTTTACCATCACCGCCACCTCTATTGGCTTTACCTCCCCTACTTCTACCAGAACCGCTAAAACCTCCTGTTCCAGAACGTCGTCCAGGACTTCTACCATTAGCCATATTTTAATCCATTAGATTGTTAATTTCTACAGATACTTTATTACCTCTAAGTAACTCAAATACTCTAGCTAATGTTTTAACGCTGTTATATACGCCTTTAGCATCATAGCTATCTCCCATAAGTATACAACCCTCTGTATCTTGAGGATAGTTACCTTTATGTATAAGTATTGCTCTACTTTTAGATACCTGCTCATTAAATACTATAGGATGTGGTGTTTTATATTTAGAGCCAACGTGCCAATCTAAGTAATACTTACCTGCTGGTATGCGTCTATCTTTGTTAGGTGTAGTAGTGTCAGGGCCTGCAGGCTCAAGAGTAAATCCACTCATAAGTTTTTCGCCATCATTATCAACTATATAAAATTTACCTATAGTTCCGTCATTAATATCCTTAAACCTGTCTATTCTTAGCAACATTTTATATCCCTTTCTACAAATTTTACACGCTCTTTATGCTCACCTTTTTTACCTAAATTAAAGCCTTCTACAGGGCGATGATAACCCATCACCCTTGTATAAACTATACACTTAGTTCTTTTATCCTTAAGAAGCTCTAATATTTCAGCATTAGAGGGTTCTGTCATCGTTTGTAAAGCCACCGAAATCTCCTTTATGTTTTTCAGCTTCGATTTTAGCATCGACCCATTTATCAACTTTCTCACCAAACCAGGTAGCACCTTTCCAAGCGAAAAATCCACAACCTGCTAAAGCTACTCCGTTCTCTTTCCAAATAAATAATATTACTTCGTAGCTAATCCACCCGAAAAATACCGAGCTAGCTATACCAAGTAATAAATCTATTACTTTACGTCCTAAGCCTTTATCAGGTCGAGAGCCCACATTAAGTAAGCCCCCAATAAACCCGATAGCCAACACCCATTTATACTTGCCAAGATACTCATCTAAGCTATTTAACCACTCCATATACACACCCTTTCAATAAGACCTCTATACTTGAATAATACAAAGTTAATCCTTTAGCCGTGTCCAAGTCAGAGGGGTCGTAAACGGGCTTCTCTGGAATTGTTACATTACATCTTACAGGGATAATCTTTTCTTGATATTCCACCTTGGTTACCACTTCGGGCTTAGTTGCACACCCACCTAGACAAACTATAAGTGTTAGGCACATAATAAATAGCATACATCTAAGCTCCTTCTCCTTTTCTTGTAGCTTTAATATGTTATCTTTCATTGCTAAGTCCTTTATATAAATTTTCATAATATTTTAGCTTAGCTTCGCACTCGGCGTTACGTGTTGGCACTTTTATGTATTCTATATGGGTTTTAACTATTTCTTTTTTCTTATACACTTCTGCTAAATCAACCTTAGTTTGTTCTAAGGCTTTATTCTGCTCATTTAGCGAAGTGCGACAACCCTCTAAATTATTTTTAGATACTTCTGCTTGTAATTTAGCTACTAACACCCTCTCACTAGCTTTTTCAAGGCTAGATTGTAGAGATTTAATCTCTATATATTGAGTAACTAAAATAGTTACCAAAGCCCCAGCCGCTAGTGAGAATATAACTATTATAGTTTTGCTATTAGCAAGAAAACCTAATATTTTACTCCACATAGGCTATCCTTTAATCTAATTGTGGCATATCAGCTATAGCTTCTGCAAATGATTTAGGCATTTCTCTTTTACCAGATTGTATATCTTGCAAAAGCTTAAATCCCCATTTCCAGACGTTAGCACGCCATTTACCAAATAATTCACCTTCTTGTCTAAACTCATTATCATAGCCACCGTAACTGCAAGCTGAAACTATATTATCATAGCCTTTTTCTTTAGCTTTACTATCTAATATAATTTGCACATAATCCTTAAAATCTTTTTCTATCATCTGCAAAGTCTTAGGCTTAATTACATTATTAATGGTATAATTTGTTGGAGCCTCTGTATATTCTTGTGCAATATACTCAATCTCTGACGGGATGCCTTTAGCCTCAACTTCTATAACCCGCTTATATCCTAAAGATACTAGATACTCATCTTTAAGAGCTTCAGGATACATATTATCTCCATTAGGTAAAGTTATAACATCTACATACTCTACCGACTTAGTTTTTAAATTATACAATTTTGCCATTTTTATGCTCCTGCTATTGTTATTTTAGTTATTTGTAATGGAAGTTCATTTTCCCCATCCTCTTCTACGGTATTATTACATACTAAATACCCAGATACTATATTAAAATAA